GAGCAACGAGGCATGCCGAGATGCTTGCATCTCGATTTGCCGACTGCCGCGTTCATGGAGACAAGTATTCTTGTCTCCATGTTGGGACAAAAGGACCACAGTCTCGACTGTATTTTCGTCGGGCAACCGAATTGCATTACCTTCGTTTCCATTATAATACACTGGAAAATTGAAGTTTATCTGTTTTACAATGCGTCCATCACTCTGTCTTTCAGAGTATAATTCGATTTCATCAATGAAGTCCCTGAAGAACTCTTTTTTCTCCAAGTCCGTCATTTCAAAATATATTTTATCAAAACATGTGAGAATTTGATAGACCTGTTTTGAAGTAATTTGATTTTCATAGGCCATACGGATTTTCTCATTCACATCCTGAAGCTGGTCATCTATATCTCCAATCTTGTCATACAGATTATCCAGTCGGTCATGCATGTCCTGATGTCCTGATACTTTCTGTCATAATGCTTATCCGTAACATCCAGACGGTCAATCATGTCTGTCAGCTTCCTCTTTGCCCCGGACAACTGCCTGAACTGTCCACGCAGCTGCTCCCGTTCTGTCTCCAAGGAACTGACATCCACCTTAGTCTCCATTCGTCTGATAATGAAGTTTCTGCAATCCTCATGGTTCACAAGATCCATGATATGCTTCTCCACTTCGCCATTCAGTTCATTTTGATTTAGCACCAGACTGCAATTACAAAAATCATTTTCGTTGATTTTCTTCCGATGTTTACATCTATAATAGAAGTCATCCTTATATTCGCCGGTGTTCTTATTCTTTCGTCTTCGTACAGTGCCGGACATTCCAACACCACAAATGGGACATTTCAGCAAACCGGTCAAAATATGCTCATGTTCCAGACTATGTGTTTTAACCCATTTAACGCCTGTTTCTTCTCTTTTGGTACGGGCACCTTCCCAAAGGTCTAAATCAATAATTGGTTCATGCAGCCCCTCTGCCAAAAGGAAATCATCATTTCTGACTCTGTGATATTGGTCTCTGGTACCCTTTATCTTTTCTGTACTGCTCTTTCCGTATGCAATCTTACCAATATAAACCGGATTATCTAAAATATTCCTTATCAATCCTCTGGTAAAATAATTCAGCTCATGGCTTCTGTTTTTCTTCTTTACATATCCATGCTGATTTAGATAATTGGAAATGGTATCTGCACCTACACCCTCATTTACAAATTTATTGTAAATGATTTTTACAATCTCCGCTTCTTTCGGATTTACAAGCAATACTCCATTCTTGGAATCTAAATCATATCCGAACGGAGCCTGACCACCATTCCACTTGCCTTCTCTTGCTTTCTGCTTTCGTCCTTCCATGGTCTTGCACCAGGATGTTCTCACGCTCAATCTCTGCCACTGCAGACAACACTGTGATGGTAAGTTTCCCGGAATCTTTTGAAGAATCAATCCCATCTTCCACGCAGATAAGGTTCACACCAAAATCCTGTATGTACTGCAGGGAATTGAGAACATCTGCCGCATTACGTCCGAATCGGGACAACTTAAATACCAGAATATATTCCACACCATCTTTCTCGTCCGCCACATCCTGAAGCATCTGTGCGAACTCCGGTCTGCCGGTAATACTCTTGCCGGATTTACCTGCATCACAATATTCCCTTACCACTTCCATGTCCTGAAACTCTGCAAATTTCGTCAGTCTGTCCTTCTGGGCTTCCAGACTGTATCCGTCCACCTGCATTGCCGTAGACACACGGATGTAAATATAACATTTCGTCCTCTTTTTCACGAACCGCACCTCCTACGCTATCATCTTCACATCAGGCTCCAGCATTTTGAAATGCTTCAGTGCCTCTATGATCATTTCTTCTTTTGCTTTTGGACATTTCGGAACTCTTTTGTTCGGATCATCCGGCTTATTATAATTCTCTCCCATATCAATCCCGTACTTTCTTTTTATCTGGGCAATATATAAGGAAGAAACCTTTGCACCAAACCTGTCCAAAATATATTTCTTCAATTCCACATAAGTTGCTTTTGCTTCCGCCGAGGTTATGTCAACTTCCGATGTATCAAGCGTGTATGTTATCACTTCATCCGCAATCAGTTCCGTTCTCGGCTCCCAGTCCTCATAAAACACCGGAATTTTAAAAGAAATACTCTTTATAATCCTGCCATCTGATGTTTCTTCCGGATACATCTCTATCTTTTCAATCAACAGACGATAGAAATCTCTCTTTTCCTCACAGGTCATTTCCAGAAAAAACTTCGGTATATTCTGAATCAGATTTTCCACCTGTTTTAATGCTTTTGCGCCCTGCTCTACCGACTCCAATTTCTTTTTCGTCTGCGAAAGCAACTTCTCCAGTCTCTCGATTTCATCATATACACCATCAATTTCTGCCTGCGTTTTATCGTAACTTTCATCATAATCATTTGCCAGAATATCCAGATTGTCTAAAATCTCTCCCAGCCTACGCTTCTGCTGTTCCTGATGGTACAGTTTTTTACGAACCGTTTTTAACTGTTCCGTAAGTTCCTCTATGGAATCCTTACCCCGAAACCATTTGGCAGTCTCCTTTTGAAATGACGGAACCATAAAAAGTTTTCCTATCATTTCCAAAACAGCGCCATCCACTTTCTCCTGATTATAGGTGTGGCGGAACTTACAGGTCATCCCATTCTGTTTCCGTGCATTTCCACAACTGTAATAATGAAGCGTTTTGTAATGACCACCACGATTTTTATTGACGTGCTTATTCTTCGTTGCAACCATCCCCGCACCGCAGACAGGACATTTTACAATCCCGGATAATATGCTCACTCTGTCCGGCTCATCTATTTTCTGACATCTTGCAGAATTGGCTTTTCGCTTCTGCTGCACCTGCTCCCACTGCTCCACAGAAATAATCGGCTCATGATTCCCCTGTATTTCAAGAATCTCGCGTTTCTGTTTCTGTGGCCCTTTGCTGTTGGTGCGTCTGCCATAAAAAATCTTTCCGCAATATACTGGATTGTCCAAAACTGTAGTCACAAAATCATATTTAAATGGACTAATCTTGCCCTTAATCACTCTGGTATATCCTTTGTCATTCAGATAACGTACAATCGTTGTTGCCAACATATCATCCTGCAAATACAAATCAAAAATCAATTTTACAATCTCTGCTTCCTGTGAATGCTGTACCAACTTATCCTTTTCTTTGCGATAACCATACGGAATCGGGCCACCCGGCCAGCCGCCTTCTTTCAGCTTCTGCATCTTTCCTGCCAGGAACTGAACCGTGATGTTCTCCCTCTCGATTTCCGCCACCGCAGAAAGAATGGCCAGCGTAAGTCTTCCACCCTGGGTAGAACTGTCGATGGCATCATCCACTGACACCAAATCCACCTCATAATCCATGAGAAGCTGTAAGGATTTCAATACATCTGCGGCATTTCTTCCGAAGCGAGAAAGTTTAAACACAAGCACATAGGACACACCATCTTTTTGGCTTGCCACATCTTCCATCATCTGCTGGAAAGCCGGACGTCCTTTAATGCTCTTGCCAGACCTGCCGGCATCACAATACTCACCAACAATTTCAAGGTTCTTATACTCCGCATATTTCCTTAGTTTTTCTTGCTGTGCATCCAGACTGTACCCTTCCGTCTGTGCCATAGTAGAAACCCTTGTGTAAATATAGCATTTCTTCTTTTTCAATCTATCACCGCCTTTTCGGTTGCCCAAGGAATGTTCGTCATCCATCCTTGGATCTACAATATAACGCACTTTTTCCATTGCGTCAGCGGGTAAAATGCGCCGATTACAAAAAATAACCGACGCATTTCCTTACTGTCCATTCTGCTGTTTTTCCACTTCTTCTCTCTCCATTTCCGCCAGAATCTTATGACCATACTTTTCAATCATTCTCGCCATAAACTCCGCAAAACGTTCCAGATTCTGCCTCGTTTTCCTGTCCATTTCTTTATCATATTTTTCCACAACTTCTTCCGGAACCATAGTCAGTACCTCCAACATAAAGTAAGGAGTTGTCTCCTTCTATGTCACAGGCAAAAGAAATGATGTGAATTTTAACCTTAGGGCAAAAAAAAATATGCCTGCAGGTGTTCTCCCACAAGCATATTTCTCTTCTTATGAAATTGTAAAATAAGCGAAACCGAAATGTTATCTCTTCTTATAAACTAATAATTCTGGATTCTTTCCATCAGATTCATAAGTACATATCATGATAAAATCCATGTTTGCAAGAATCCCGAAACATAGTCCATCTACAATTTCTGATTCCAATTGATTACCCAGATATGTTGTCTTGTCATCCAAAAATTTTACCATCTTACCGTTTGGAAGAGGATATTCGAGATTTACATATTTACCAACTAAAGCATTTAATTTTTCCAGTTTAGGCATCCCCTCAATAGATAGTTCATTTATCTCATTTATCAACTGCTGCTTAAATGCCTCGAAGTGTCCATCATCACTAAGTTCTTCATATCTTTTCCAGTAATCCAGTTTAGGAAGCAATTGTTTCATGTATTCTCTAGCCTGTTCTTCCGAAAAGTTCTCACTTACCATATGTCCGACACAGACATTAATCAAATCATCCATGTTGCTATATGTATATGTTCCATCAGCATAGCACCATTTACAATAATCTTCATTTGGACTACCATCAGCATCTCTGCCAATAATATCATCTTTTAACGGCATACCACAGCACTGACAGATCAATTCTCTTGGCGAACCCAAAAGTGTATTAATCGAAACATCAAACAACTTCGATAATAATTTCAAAGTGTCCGTACTAGGTGTTGTTTCCCCATTTTCCCACCTTGATACAGCTTGACGAGTTACAAATACTTTTTCTGCAAGCTCATCTTGAGATAAACCTGCTTTATTTCTAAGTTCTAATATAATATCCTTTGTTTCCATATAGATTTCACCTCCAACGATATTATAAAACTGAATAGAACTTTTTCCAAGCAACTCGCTGTTGCCTTAAGATGGATGAACCTGAAAATTGGGCATTGTTTATATAAACCGAACACCTATTTTTTCAAGTTGTTCTTTTGTCTTGCCAAACAGTTCAGGATTAACAATTCCTATACAGCTAAGTATTATCGAAACACCAAAACCCTTTTGAATAGCTCCCTTTGCACTTGCCTTGATACATGAATTTCCATCCACGCCTATTAACTCCACTTCCGAGATATTTCTTGAAACCAAGTATGAAACCAGGTCTTCTGAAGAAAATGCATCAGCGCTTTCTTTGCAAAATACATTATCCGATACAAGATTTAATTCATCGGCAAACGCATCCGTAACAATTCCCCTGCGAAGCACCTTAGTATTTTTAACATATACAATATCATACTGATTCTTTTGGACAATGTCTATTTGTCTGTTTATTCTATCTAACAGTTCTGTCTCGTACTTTTTCATATACGACTTTTGAACATCTATTACTATCAATGCTCTCATATTTCACCTGCAACTTTAAATCTTCATTCCTGATGGGGCATAATGCCCCACCAGTTTTTGTTTGGATTCTTTTACGCAAGTTGTCCAGGTAATTTTAATTTCTCTTTGTACGGAAATTGCTTATCAAATTCCTCCGCCTTTGCTTCGTCCACAAAATATCCTGTTGGAGTCGCATATTCACCTGTAACTCCATCCAGATATCCCGGAATCAGTTCTTTGCACAAGAAAAATGACGCATCTGCATCCTCTGGTAATCCGTGATAACGAATCCCATATTCAGACGCATAAGTAAATCCACTCTTTCCGTAAAAGTCAATATTACCTTCAAAACATAATGCTCCTGCACCCATTTCTTTTGCCTTTTGGGTAGAATAATCCAGCAGAATCTTACCATATCCTTGGCATTTCAGTTCGCTGGCAATACAGATTGGTCCCATCGTCATAATCGGGATTACTCTGCCATCATCTGCACGAATTTCCGCTTTTACAAAAATATTCTGTCCTATGATTCTGTTATCTTTTTCCATAACAAAATCAAGTTCTGGTACAAAATTCTTATCACTCCGCAAGCAATGAAGCACGTAATGCTCCAAGCATCCCGGACGATATACATTCCAGAAAGATTCTCTTACCAGATTTTCTACTTCCGCATGATCTGCAGGTGTTTCCAAACGTATGAAATAGTCATTTTTATTCATTGATTTTTCCTCCTGATGATTGTTGACTGCAATGCTGGGAGGTTACGATTTGATTGTTGTCGATAACCTCCCGGTTATGCCACAATCTCCAAGGTGTTGTTTTTTCTCAAACAGCAATCTCCTTAAAAATAATTTTTTATAATCAAGCCTTGCGGCACGATTAACTGGGTAAATCTTCTATTTCCAAAACCTATTATAATCCTCTTACACATTTTTGAAAATATCAATTTGACACTTTGGAATATGAACTGTGAATCTTTACAAATTCAAAGGGCAATTCCAAAGGGCAAAATTTGCCCTTTAAAACAAAAAAAGACCTGCGAGCACCACAACAGCACCCACAGGTCAATCCATTACTACATTTTAAATTTTCTCTGCATATTCAAGCGATATCCATCCAGCACCGCTTTTCAGCTTACCCCATTTCGTTGCACCTTTTCCATCCGCTTCCGCCACAATGGTAAACACACCAATCCCTGTATATTTCCCGGTCTTCTCATAGTCCGTTCCAGGTCCTTTGCGGATATTCAGATTCTTGATGCTGACACGCACACGGTATGACACCTTCGTTTCCGCTAATGCAGTTTCGTCCGATTTCACTTCTTCCGGATACACCTTCACACCATTCCAATCAAACACAGAATATCCCTCATTCTTATCTGCACAAGCCTTGGCATTTTTCAGCACCTTATAGGCTCCCTTCTGGCTCTTGGCATCCGCCCATGTCTTACGGACACGATACCACTTTTCCACTTCCGTTTCCGTAGCAGTCTCTTTCACATCATACTGTGTCAGATTCCACTTCTCAATGATGGAACACAGATTGTCCACATACGTCAAAGAAGTCGCATACCCGCCATTCTTGATAAGCTGTGCCACTGCCTTATAATCCGTCTTACCGGCAATTCCCTCATAGCGTTTCTTACGGCCATTCATGGCACCCAGCAGATAGGCACTGTGGTCTGCAATGGAATCTTCCACATTAGGATACTTTCGGAAATCTGCTGTAACAGTCTCATAAGAACCATCTGCATTCTGTTCCTTCGTCTGCTTTGTGTACACCGAAACTCCATCCCATGAAGAACCAGACCATGTGTTACCGGACAAAGATTTTTTCATCCCAAAGCAGTTATTGGCATTCTGGGCAAGTTCGCTCTTTCCATATCCGCTCTCCAAAATAAACTGCGCCAGAGAAACCGATGCCAGGATACCGCTTGTCTTCTGGTCTGCTGTAAACAATGCCCCAACCTTTGCAATCACTTCTGCTTCAGATAGTGATGCAAACTCAGTTGCCTGAGTCCCGGATGTCTCCACAGCCATTGCCGCTTTTACATCCTGACGGAATCCATCCATGGTATAGCCGAGTCCAAGCTGTTTCCATAAATGTTCCGGGTCTCCATGATTGCTGGCAATCCCCTCTGCATGTCCTTCTGCATGGCTTAAGATGACACCGTCTGCGGTCGGATTCAGTCCGTATTCCTGACATAACATAGCAACCAACTCCACTGCCGCCTCATAAGTACGCTTCGCTACTGCTTTTGCTGTTGCTTTATCCGAACAGGTAAAGGTAGAGCCGCCAGTATATTTGATACAATCCGGCTCACACATCTCCACGCCGATATGGGTATCATTTCCGGAACTCTTGCTGCCGGAACCACAATGCCATCCACGATGATTCCAAGGCAATGTCTGATACACCGTACCATCATTCCCGTCAATGAACGCATGGACACAGGCACTGTTATAAGATTCCTTATTCCAACTCTCAATAAAAACGGATGCCCTCGGCTGAGGACACCCTACACTGTGGAGCATAAGCCCCTTCACTGTAATTGTTTTTCCGGCTGTATAGCACGGATTCTTTGTCAAAATACTCTTAATCAGCTTCATTTTCATTATCCTCACTTTCTGCCCTGTCATGCAACTGAGCCAAAATTGCTTTCAATTTCTCCGGGATTGGCAAACCAAGATGTGCCGCATTCTCCACCAAAGACACGCCCTCATTGGATAGATAGAAGAAAATAACCGCTGTCCGTAATACCGCACCGGTACCAATGACTTCCACATCCAAAAGATTGGCAATCCCTACCAGCATCAAAATAATGACCTTCCTGCAGATTCCCTTGAACCCTACCGCACTGGACAGCTTCTTGTCAGAAACCGCACACATCACACCGGTAATGTAGTCCATCACCATGAATGCGATCAGCGCATACAAAAGCCCGTCATATCCGCCCAGGAAATAACCGAGCCATCCACCCATTACGGTGAACACAAACTGAATACTGTTCCAAAATTCTTTCATTACAAAGTCCTCCTTTAAATTTTTGTATAGAAAAAGCGACTGCCTGTTACAGCAATCGCCAGTTCTCCATTATTCTTCTGTTTCTTCCGTCAGCGTATAGGTGATCTTCATGGTCTTATCCGTGGTCTTCACCACCGCTGACGTAAGATTGTTTATGGTTGCAAGATACGGCATCAGCAGATACATGGTACGGTATTCCTTCCCATAACTGCCGCCCCAACCCAGCAGGAAATTCTTATACTGGAACAGCGGTGTTGCCGCATCGTTCAGTTTGGTATCCCCTGCAGTCTGGATAACCGTATCATCCGCTGTGATCTGAAAATCATTTCCTACGATAAGGTCACCAATGAGTGTCAGATACACCTCGCAGCTGCCAGAATCACACAACGGCTTCCATGAAGAAGTAAATCCAAACTCGATCAGTGTCACATCCGCTGCATTGGAAAGATTTATCTTGTAGATTCCCTTCTTATCATAAGCAGGCACATACAGATACCCGTTCCTCACACAACAGCGCACTTCCCGCTCCGGATAACTGGAACTTCCATCCCTGGTTCCCACATCCATCAGATAGGCATTGGAAAGTGTCCACGAACCTTCCGTGATGGAATAATCCTCTTTGGAAATCTTTACCCACAGCATGGTAGCATCCCCGGAAGAATTACCCACATTGGAAAATCCATACCAGTACCCGTCCTGTCCGTCCATAAATTCCCCATACAGCGTATAGCTTCCAAGAAACTTAAACGTAGATGCCGTTACCGCTTTATCTTCCAGCACGGTATAGGTCATATCATTGATTCCATCATTCAATCCCAGACTGAAGATTGGGATGCGCACCTTCCGGATACGCACACTGGAATCTTCAAAAGTGACCGAATACACGATGTCATTTTCAAAATCCACTTCCACAGCTTCAAACAGCACCATCTGCTTTTCTGTTCCCAAATCTCCAATGTCCACCGCCTTTAACTGTAAGAACGGACTGGCATCTCCCACAATGCTTCCAAATCCATTCTGACCGCCAAGGGCACTGGTCAATGCCAGTGCTGCGATCGTTCCATTGCCTTGACTTGCGGTAAATTCCCAGACAAACTTATATCCGTTGTCCAGCGCCTTGCTCTCTGTCAGGTTCATGCTGCCCCTTGCCGTATTGGCAGTGGCATTCACATCATTGGATGCATATGCCACCGGCAGGTTGTCCGACTGCACATAAAGATTGTCTGCGTCTTCTTCCAGTGCCTTGGAAAATAAAAGAAGCCCACCAATCATGTTCGGACAGACCGGCAGAAGGTTATCCGTCCAGATCAGCCCGGTATTATAACTTGCTTCCACATAAAAAATCCCCATGGGATTCAATCCCAGAATATTGTTGACCGCATTGGTCACCATATTTTCTTCCACATAAGTCTCCATCTCGGATGTGTTCACATCCGTCAGTTCAATGACCGCTGTTCCCTTTAATCTCATAAGACCTCCTATTCCACATCCACAGGCCTGCAGAATGCTCCGATGGCTGTCCTTCCCTGCACCTGTTCCGTATAACTTCTCTGTACATATTCAATCATCTGCATGCCCATCTCATCCGTAATGTTTTTCACATCCAGACCACCGCCAAGTACAAACCTTCCGATCTTTTCCTCGATCGTGATCTTTCCATCCCATGCAGCCGCTGCTCCCATGGCCTGTCCGCTGATGGATGCGATACAGTCCCCAATGCCAACCAAGCCTGTTCCATTCTCAATCCGCAGGTACACATTGAAGGTATTGGTAACATCCGCCACAATGCTCTCCATAGGATAATATAAGGAAAGGATGTGTTTCCCGCTGTGCCAGGTCTCCACCGGGCAATGCACCGTGACCACAGAATCATTCAGCTCAAAGGTCACATAGCAGACCGCTTTCCCATCTTCTGTCCACGTGACAGGAAGTTCTGCTTCCACTTTTACCGGTGTTTCTTCTATATTTCCTGTCTCGATATCCGTTACCATAACCGGCACCGTGATCGTTCCTTTCGCACTGGCAGTCCGCTCTACCTGCACCGCAGACACATCCACTACCACCTGCCCGAAAAACTGGGCATGGTTTTCTTCCGTCGTGGCAAACTCGATGCTGATGATCTTCGTATCCGTATCTGCCAGAGTATAGGCAGATGCATTGGAAAAAGTATGGATACCAATCTTTCCTGCTTCCACCTGGTTCAAAAGTCCGGAAATGTTCTTGTCATTTTTGGACTTTGCCTGTGCAAGCCTTGGATTTTTCCCGACACATTTAAGCTTCTGTTTCCCGCCGATCCTGCACTGGGAATAAGTGATGCAGGTGATCTGTTCCTCATCCGCATGGCCGCCGCTGAACCGCAGGACATCTCCAAGGTCCAGTGCCGGATTCCCAATGGTCTCCGAATCAAAAGGTACATAATCGATCACCGAAATATCGGATAATATCTGCTCACACAGTTCCTTTCTCGTATCATCTGTGCCAAACTGCAAAAACGGATTCACACCAAGGTTCATGGTCAGCCCATCATCCGTCTCCAGTGCATAATACTCTGAAATCTCTGTCTTCAGATTGGTGGAACTGACCGCCGTGTATCTGGTGATGAAATCTGAAAAGCTGCTGGAAAACCGCTGTTTATTACTGATGTTCATAACAGGCTCACTGCCATATTTACGAAGTTCCAGTTTCCCCTCACGATTTATACAAAAGAAACCTCCAAGAACCTGCCCTATGTAATAGAGCACATCCCTGTAGGTCTCGATATCATTTTCAGTATAAATAGAAAGAACAGTTGCACCATTCGGCATGGCTTCCATCTCTTCCTGCGTGTGTGCCAGTTCCACCTGGCAAGCCTTGCAGCACATGACCACAATCTCATAAGCATTTCCCACTGTGTCTGTTACATTGAAATCCTTTTCAAAGCGGAGCATGTAGTCATATGCCTTAATTTCCAGACAACGAATCGTCCGGTTGGCTTCACTGACCTCATAAATCCCCATGGGAACCGTTTCATAAGCATCACCCACTAGCAGATGATAAAACAACTCCACTAAAGCATCTACCAGCGTGTACCTGTCAATCTCGGAAAACAAAGTGATCCCCATCTCTGCCGCATACACTGTACCAAGTTCCATCTCTGTACTGCCGCAGCACTGGGAAGAAATATATCCGCTCCCTTTTACAATGTCCTTTTCCGAAAACTCATGTACCACACCTGCCTTCGTGGTAATCCTTCCCGTCCAGTAATATCTCCTCGTGTTCTCCTGCACAGCCTGCAGGAATGCTTCACTTACCGGGTACAAAAGCAACACCTCCTAAATTTTGCATAAAGAAAACACCTGCCATTTTTGACAGATGCTCTCTCCAGTGTTATTCTATTCTCCTATAATTAACGTTTCTTAACCGGACAGCAGATTTCTGTCACAAATTCATCCGGATTCTGTGTCGTGTTCGGTCCCACATGATACACATCGATCATCGGTCCCGCAAATTCATAACCGTTTTCAGAAACCCATGCTGCCAGTGATGCATACACATCTGAAAACTGGTCATAAGAACCTTTGAACGTTGCACTTGCTACCGTCATTTCCGGTTCTGTAAAGAATGTGACATTTGCAGTGTTTTCATAGGTTCCTTTTACCTCAATCTGAACCTCAACATCCACATCGCTTTCTTTATATTCCTTATCGTGGAGTTTTGCCATTGCAGGACCACATGAAACCATCCCTGACTTCGCTGTTTCAGAAAACAGGATATGCCAAAGTCTTCCTTCCTCTTCGTACTTTGGAATTACCTTTCTCACACTGGCAACATATCTCTCCGGCATCTGTTTGATGATACAATCGTATTTCATAATCTCATCCTTTCTCAGCCTTGCTAAAGCTGTGTCCAGAAACCGTATCCGATGGCTGATGATATCTGCCTCTTCCAAAAGCTGGGCTTTCTGTACCTGAAATATCTGCTCGATTTCTTTCGGATTATTACTTTTGAGGACTTCTGCAATCGCATTGACACCAAATCCCATGTCTCGCAGGGCATTGATCTTTCCTATTATAAGAAGTTGTTCCTCGCTGTAATAGCGGTAGCCGGTGAACTCATCTACCTTATCTGGCTTGAGCAGCCCCACCTCATCATAATAGCGCAGCATACGGATACTGACTCTGGATAATCTTGAAAAATCACCTATTTTTAACATTTCGTACCTCCATGGTTTCGTACATTTCTTGAGCTCAATATCACTCTACTGCCTCTCATCATGTGAGAGTCAATACCTTTCCTGAAAAAATTATAATGCTGATAGATTATCGCAACAATCCTGTTTTTAAAAGATAGTTTCTACATGCATCTATACTTTTCGCCACCAGTGGATTCCCTGCATACTGCAAAATATCCGCCTGTTCAAATATCCTCATTATTTTTTCATCATCACTATATTTGGGGTTTTCATTTTCGACATAATATACTGCATCTTTTAATCTGTACAGCATTTTCCTACTTTCAGTGATTACATCTGTTATCTTCCATTTATCATATATCTCATCCCAGGCAGGACAAAAATATTGAATATCCGAAAATCCCAAAATCCTGTCAAGAGAGCGCAGGCTCTGCTCGTAGTCAGTAAATATTGGAAGATCATGAGCTACCGGTATCGCATCACCGGTAAATACCAACTTATGATTCAACAGAAATGACACAGAACCATGGGAATGTCCTGGCATGGAAAATGCTTCTATCTGCAAACCATTTTCAAGTGTAACAATATCTCCATCCTGAAGCGGAACATCCACCTTTACGGAATCTGAAAGTAAGGTATAAAAGTTAGGAATCGGGCGTTTCCTATACTGCACATCAATATCTTCTATCCACTCTAATTCCGCCATCGGTGCATACACTTGACAACCGGTTCTTCTCTTGATCTCACATGCCTCGCCAATATGATCCGGATGTGCGTGTGTCAGAAAAACACCCTTTATCTCCGACAGTTTTCTTCCAATTGACTGCATATAGTCTTCTATTATTATTTCAGAACCTGACACACCGCTGTCTATCAGATAGCAATTCTCGCCAGTGATCAGATAAATATTGATGAATCTTTTCACTTCCGGTGTCACAAAGAAATCTTGTCTTATTAAATGTACATTTTCCGTAATCTTCATAAATCATTTTCCTCTCATTCCATTATGATTGCATTGCTTTTTACTGTATTTTCCCTTAACGGTGCTATACTTTTATATTCCTCTGATGCAAAACATTTTTCTAAATCTTCTTTCGTGTCAAACTCGATAATGATTACCCTGTCAGGCTGCCAGTCTGCACCCAAAGCAGTCACTCTTTCAGAACGAATGAGATATCTTCCATTGTATTTTTCAACAATCGGTACAACTCTTTCTATGTAATCCAGATACGCCTCTCCCTTATTTTTTCCAAAATGAATAGTTGCTACAAAATAAACCATAGTTCTCCCTTCTATGCAAGTATTCACTTGCACTCTCTGTAAAAAGAAATGGCACAATCTTATGTACCATCCTTATCCAGCTATACCATTTACAAAATGCTGAACACTGCACTCTATATATTCTTTTGCTTCAAGCTCTGTCAATGCATCCCCAAAAGAAGCCTTAAAAAATACAAATCCAAAATTCATTGCTAAAAAAGCAACTGCAAGACTTTCTATATCGTCAGCCTGCAATTTATGAGACTCCCTCATTTCTGTAAAATAACGGACAAGCACTTTTTTAAATGTGTCCGGAATCTCCATAATCCCATCTTTTGTCACATCATACAGTTCCGGTGAACGAAGCCCCAATGATACCCTGACCATTTTCGGTGTTACTTTTCTCATATAGATCTCTGAAAAGGAACATAAATCTTTCAACAAATCCCCGGTATATTCAAAATCCTCTTCTCTAAGACAGGGATTCCATTCCGGTAAAGTCATCGCCGCTGCAATGATCTCTTTCTTCCCCTTGAATTTTCGGAAAATTGTACATTCATTTACTTCTGCCCTTTTTGCAATGTCCTTTGTAGTAGTAACGGCATAACCTTTTTCCATTACCAATGACATGGTTGCATTTAAAATTTTGTTTTGTGTTTCATCAAACATATAAAACCGCCTTATGCAAGTATTTACTTGCATATCATAATATTTATCGTAGCAATTGTCAAGGAACTCTTCTGCAAAACTTCAACTTTTCATTTCTAAAACTCTTTCAAAGTAAACGACACCGTCCACAATCCCTTATAGGAAGTATCCTTTTCCAGCTTCGCCTTAAATCCCTCCACATACATCTCCGTATTCTTCATCTCCGCTGTCTCTGTGTCAAAATAGTCCACCGACAGCTTATCCTCTTTGGAATAAGCCGTCAGTGCTTTCAGCCACTTTGCTGTCACGGAAAAAGAAACAGCGATGTTCACCACACCCTGACGGACTACGTCCCTCTGTGTAGTTCCTGCTTCTGTCTCCCCACTGCTGTCCGCTTCCACAGCAGATAAGGACACATCATAGGAATCCGGCAGAGGAAGGACTGTTCCGTCAAATTTCAAATATTCAAAAAAAGCCATGCTACCTTCCTCCACTTCGTAAATTCATTCTCTGCTGTGCATCCACAATGATTTCATCCAGCATCGTTCCACCCAGATAAATCGGAATCACGATATCTCCATTCTGCCCATTCATCTGTGACAATGCTTCCGTAATCGCAGATGTGATACCGGACAATCCCATACTTGACACACCACTTTCCGATGAAGTAACGGTTCGTGACTCCATTGCCGCCATCTGCGGAGTAATGATCATATCCGATGCCACACCATCCACAGCTTTTGCAATCATACTCCTGCTCTGTTCAATCCCCTTTGCCAGTCCGCTCATAAAATCCGGCATCCAGCTTTCATAATCCGTTAGAGGCCCTTCGTCCGGCACGGAGAAATGCAGAAATGACTTAATGGTCTCCGCCACATCCGTTACGGCATCCTTGACCTTGCTGCTACAGCTTTTGATACCATTCACGATTCCATTGATGATATCCACTCCCCAGGCAAATGCAGAAGAAGCCAGATTTTTGATAAAACTGACCGCATTGTTGAATCCTGTCCTGATGCTATCGACAATGTTCGACACCGTATTTTTAATCCCATTCCACATGGAAGTAAATGCCCCTGACACCACCGTTTTGATAGTCTCCAGCACTGTGGTAAATACAGTTTTTATCGTATTCCACACCGTTGTGATCACAGTCTGAATGGCCTCCAGCACCGTGGTAATAACTGTTTTGATAGCATGGAATACCGTAGTAATGATGGTCTTATAAATATTGAAATAAGTTGTTACAATCGTACTGATAACGGTCAGCACCGTTGTAAAAATTGTCTTGATTCCTTCCCACAGTGCGGAAAAGAAATCCTTGATCCCATTCCAGATCGTCTTTGCTGTACTGCTGATAGCTTCCCATGCAGAAACGAAAAACTCCTTGATGGCATTCCATACCGCAATGGCAACCTCTTTGATATTCTCCCACAAATCAATCCAGAACTGCCGAAACTCCTCATTGATGTTCCACAGATAAATAAAAGCCGCCACCAATGCGGCAATGGCTGCAATGATCAGAACAATCGGATTCGCAAGCATGGTAGTGTTCAGTGCCGCAAATGCCGTCTTTACCGTATTAATGACACCTGCCAATTTCGGCACAACTGTCATAATCGTGCCAACTGCACTCATGACTTTTCCTACGGCAATCAGCACCGGTCCCAGTGCCGCAGCCAAAAGTGCCACGGTCAAAATCACTTTCCTTGTTCCCTCATCCATTCCGTTCAGCTTATCCACCAGTCCCTGTATCCACCCTACAATCTCCCGGATGACAGGCATGAGCATATCTCCAAAAGAAATGGCAAGTTCTTCCAGCTGGCTCTTTAGAATGGTAAGCTGTCCTTCCAGATTGTCCTGCATGGTCTCCGCCATCTGTTCGGAAGTCCCGTCACAGTTCGCAATGGCAGTGTTCAGTTTCTCAATATCCGAAGGTGCTGCCTGCATCAGTGCCAGGAAACCGCTCATTGCATTTGTTCCCACCAGAGATTCTGCCGCCGCAGCCGCCTCCGATTCTGACAGACCGCTGAATGCAGTCCTGCAGTCCGCAAGGATATCACTTAAATCACGCATACTTCCGTCTGCATTGGTTGTTGCAATCGTGACCTCTCCGATGTTATCACCACAAATCTTTACCTCTCCGGCAAGATTGTTCATGATGGTTCTAAGTGCGGTACCAGCCTGGGAAGATTTGATACCTGCGTTTGCCATCAGACCAATGGCTTCCGCCGTATCCTCTGCCGAAAATCCCAACGCACCGGCGATAGGCGCACAATACTTGAACGTCTCGCCCATCATGGAAACATTGGTATTGGCATTGGAAGAAGCCGCCGCCAGAATATCCGCAAAATGCCCGGAATCCTTTGCGGTAAGTCCAAAAGCTGTCAATGCATCCGTTACGATATCGGAAGTAGTTGCCAAATCCTCTCCGGATGCCGCCGCAAGGTTCATGATACCCTCGATACCATCCAGCATGTCCGAAGTCTTCCAGCCTGCCATCGCCATATAGTTCATAGCTTCTGCCGCCTCCGATGCAGAGAACTTTGTCTTCGCACCCATCTCACGTGCCTTTTCCCGAAGGGCATCAAAATCATCTCCGGTTGCCCCGGATACTGCCGCCACCTGGCTCATCGCAGAATCAAAATCAGAAGCCGTCTTTACCGCTGCAGTTCCCAAAGCCGTGACCGTTCCTGTTACCGTGAGAAGTTTCGTTCCGGCACTGGAAACCTTATCCGCCACAGATTTCAGGGATTCCCCGGCACTGGCAATCTTCTGTAAGGCCACAGCCGATTCTTCCGCCTGTTTCTCCAGATCTTTCAAAGTCTGCTCTGTGGCTATGATCTCCCTCTGGAGCGCGTCATACTGGTTCTGTGTAATCGTCCCTTTCTCCAGTGCTTCATTTGCCTGCTCACTGGCAGTCTTTAAACTATCAAGCTTTTCCTTCGTAGCCTGCACTTCTTCCGTCAGTAGCCTCTGTTTCTGGGTAAGCAGTTCCGTATTCCCCGGATCTAATTTCAGCAGTTTCTCCACATCTTTTAACTGTGACTGGGTGCTTTTAATCTCGCTGTTCACACTTTTCAGTGCTGTTGTCAGTTTCGTGGTATCTCCACCAATCTCCACGATAATCCCCTGTATTCTGCTTGCCATTCAACTCTCACCTCCCATTTCAGGCACAAAAAAAGAAGCATCTCTGCTCCGTCAATTAATCCATTTGATTTCTGGATTCCCTTTATATCCTTTTTCCCACACAAACCAGGCATAAGCCACCGCACTGGACGGATACTTTTCAAACTCCCCGTTCATGGCACATATCAGTCTGGATGAGCTGACATATACCGTTTTCGGCGGATGTTTTAAGAAGAACTGCTTTCTGTTCTTACCCTCCAAGAATTGCAGTTTCAAAAACATAGCAACCTTTCTACCCGGTTTCACTCTTTCCAGTGCTTTCTCCACAAACTGCAACGCATACTTGTATGGTGGATTTGTAATAATATCCCCATCAAAATCTGCAACCGGTTCATGCAAGAAATCCACTGACTTCTCATCTCCATAGCCACGATAAATCAGATCCGTACTGATAACCTGATATCCATGTGCTTCCAAAATCTTTGCCATGTG